GATATTGAACGACCGCAAATGATTGCTGATCTCCTGTCCCAGTGCTCCACACTGCAGATGGAAGCACGTCGTGCTGGGCAATATCACATCGCTCTAGGCGCAATCAATACCGCTGCCAAACTGGCGCAGCTCTGCTCGTGAGCATCCTCGCTGCAGCGCCTGAAGGTCACGTCCTACAACAGCTCAACCATTTCGGTGAGCTAGTAGACACCGACCATCTCCTGCGGCGCATCCACGCTGACCTTCACCCTGGACAGCTAGCGTTCGTCACCGACGATCAAACGCAAATCATTGGCATCAGCGCAGGCTACGGCGCAGGTAAAACCCGAGCTTTAGCCGCAAAAGCTGTCACCCTCGCTGCGGCTAACCAAGGCTTCATCGGTTGCGTCATGGAACCAACCGGACCGCTGATCCGTGATATTTGGCAAAACGACTTTGAGGATTTCCTAGAGCACTACGAGATCCCTTACACCTTCCGCGCTTCACCGCTGCCGGAATACATGCTTCACCTACCAGGTGGTGACACCAAAATCCTGTGCCGTAGCTTTGAGAACTGGTCACGCATCATCGGTTTGAACCTTGCTTGGGTTTTGGCAGACGAGATTGACACAGTGACACCTGCCATCGCAAACAAAGCGTTTCCCAAAATCCTCGGTCGCTTGCGCTCTGGCAACGTCCGTCAATTCGGCGCCGCATCAACACCTGAAGGCTTCCGCTGGATGTGGACTACCTTCGGCAGTGAAGACGCACAAACAAGGCAGGATCGCAAGCTAATCAAGATGCGGTCCGTTGATAACCCGCATCTGCCGCCGGACTTTATCGAGCGCCTTGAAGCGAACTACGATCCGACGCTGCTCAAGGCTTACCTAGACGGTGAGTTCGTCAACCTCACCACCGGCACGGTCTACGACAGATTCGACCGCACCAAGCACGTCATCAGCAAGCTGCCAGACACTGAGCGCGAACCGCTACGCATTGGCGTTGACTTCAACGTCGGCAATATGTCCGCTGTGATCGGCGTGAAGCTAAACAACACGCTGCTCGTGATCGACGAGGTAAGCGGTGCTCACGACACCGACAGCCTGGCGCAGCAGATCAAAGCGCGTTACCCCAACCGTCAGATCTACGTCTACCCTGACGCCTCCGGTGGGAATCGCAGTACCAACGCCAGCCAAACCGACATCCAGATCCTTGAGTCGTATGGCATGGCAAATCAGTCACCACGCGCTAACCCACCAGTCAGGGACAGGGTTTCTGCTGTGCAAGCACTACTCGAAAATGGGAAAGGACAGGTCAGGCTGCAGATCAGCGCAACCTGTAAGCGGATGATCGAATGCCTGGAGCTGCAGTGCTACACCGAAAAGGGCGACCCTGATAAGGATTCAGGGCATGACCACATGAACGATGCCTTGGGCTACCTGATCTGGCGTGAGTTCAATCCGCTGCACATGGGCGCTGGCAGGTCTACTGGCATCCGCCTGTATTAGTGCTATCTTTACCGGGTCCGCTTTACCCCTACTCATGCTCAAGGGTTCAGAACTACTCGCCAAGGTCAAAGAGCTCAAAGATCTCAACAAGTCTGATCTTGTCCGCGAGTGTGGCTACACCGACAAAAACGGCAAGCTCTGCTACACCGCTTTCTACGAAGCACTTCTCGAAGCCAAGGGCTTTGAAATGAAGTCCAACAGCAAGCGTGGTCGTGCCTTGACCTACAAGACCAAGGTGCAGTTCAACGGCAAGCTGCAGATCGGTGAAGGCTACGTTCAGGAAATGGGCTTCAAGCCTGGTGACGAGTTTGAGATCAAGATTGGTCGCAAGTCCGTCACGCTGCAGGCTGCCTCTGCCGATGTCGCTGTAGCTGCTTAAGCTACAACTGTTCCCGCTCTGCTAAGCATCGGGCAGATAGAGCCCAAGCCTCTGTTCATCCTTGAGGTGTTTCACGCTTGGGTCATCCACCCAGTCCGAGCCAATGGATAGGACGCTCACCTGCCGCTACAGGGAGGATGCGGGTTCGAATCCCGTCTGGGTGCTTCAGGTATTGGCAACCTGATTGTCAACATCAATACTTGGAATCCATTGGTACGACTGGGTTAAAGCCGCTTCAATCAAAAACGAGCCAAGGTTGGAAAGGGTGCGTCCTTCCGCCTTGGCTTTTGCTTTGAGCTGCTCTGCTACCGCTTGTGGCAGCACTAGTTGAACCCGTACGCCTTGCGCCATGCTCTGATCGTGGTATAGTCTGAGTAAGACCGACTCCGGTCTGCCGACACCCTACCGCAAATGGAGGCTTACTACCAATCAGCAGCCTGGCAACGCAAACGCAAGCAACGCCTCGATCACGACAACCATACCTGCCAAGGATGCGGCATCACTGCTTCTCAATTGGCAGAACTTGGTTGGCCTGCTCTACAGGTTCATCACAAGAACGCTGGTCCGCCTGACTACCGTTACCCATCGTTCGGCAACGAGCAACTTTCAGATCTTCTGACCCTTTGCTCTCTTTGCCACGACGGCATTACCAATTCAGTCCGGCAACAGCGTTTCAAGTTAGATCCTAAAAAGCAGGTCACTGACTCAGGTATCGCTGCGCCTTCTTTATCTATCCCTTCACAGGTTCAACGTGTCAAACCTTACTACGATCCAGATCACAATTTCGGGCGAGAGTCCATTGCTGTGCCACAACGGGTAAACAGCAGATCCGCGAAATACCTACGCCAAGGCAATGAAAGCGGTCAGCAGCAAACGCAAGAAAACTGACGCTGACTTTGATGAGCTGGCACGCCTTGAATGGTTGGCTGGTCTTTATCGCTTCCGCGATGAGATTGTCATTCCTGACTATGTGCTAGAAGCTGTTTTCATCAATGGCGCAAAGAAGTCAAAGCGGGGACCGCAAGCTAAATGCGGACTGTTCTTCACTGAGCACGCACCGCTTGATTTCCCTGGCAAGCCAGCAGAGATCAACGACGACACACTAAGCGAAATGTTTGTCACTGGTGAATACACTCACACAGTTGGCGTCAAAGTTGGCATGGCTAAGGTCATGCGAACCCGTCCAATGTTCCGTAGCTGGAGTCTGCTAGCGACAGCTCAATTTGACCCAGACGTGTTGAACCTACGCGACATCGAAGAGATTGCTGTTGATGCTGGTAAGCTCGTTGGCATTGGTGATTGGCGTCCTAAACACGGACGCTTTACTGCTGGCATCCAAGTGGTGTAAGTCCAGATTTGGTTGGCTAGTTTGTTGTTTATTACGCCAGGATTGGATGAGGTAGATCAGGGTTCGCTTGGGTCGTTTTCGCTACGGTTAAGTATGGGCTGAGATGTCAGCACTGAGGGCGAAAGCCCTCTCTGCTGCCTTCTTTAGGCAGATTCAACGCGGTGGAACATGGCGAGGTGTGGCATGGCAGGTTTCGGATTGGCTAGGCGGGGTCGGTTCAGGCAAGGGCTGATGATCTCAGCACTGGGGGCACTGCCCCCTCTGCTGGGTTCTTTGAATCCAGTTCTGGCATGGCGGGCTCAGGTTAGATGTGGTGAGCTACGGACAGGTCTTGTCGATTTTGCTTAGGTGGGATGCGCTTGGCTACGGCGAGGCATGGGCTGCAGACGGCAGCACTGGGGGTTTACCCCCCTCTGCTGCTCTCTCGAGAGTAGTTATGGTCGTATTCGGCAGGTTCTGATTGGGTTAGGCTAGGCGGGCTGAAGTCAGGTACGGTTACTTCAGGGGATTTGGCTTTATGCCAGATCCCTTTTAAACTTTGGATACTGAGTGACTGCCATGTATTCCGGCTATTCGTTCTACGACCGTCCACAGGCACGGCAGTCAGTCACAAAAGTGAATGACGCGAATAGTGCATGGCATTCGCAAGAACCGCATTGGATCTTGATTGAAGATCTGCTGCAGGGAACATATGGAATGAGGCGCAAACATAGGCGCTATCTTCCACAGGAACCAAGGGAACTTGACGAGTCTTACGATAATCGTTTAGCAAGATCTGTATGCCCGCCATTTTTTGTCCGCCTTGAACGGATGCTGGCTGGCATGTTGACGCGCAAGCCTGTCCGGTTAAACGATGTATCTGACATCGTGCGCGAACAGCTATTTGACGTTGACTTGCTAGGCAACGACCTCAACGTCTGGTGCTATGAAACCGCACGAAAAATGGTGCGTTACGGGCACGTTGGTGTGCTTGTGGATGCTCCTGCTGCTGGTGAAAATGGACGACCGTATTGGGTTAGCTACACGCCGCGTGAGATTCTCGGCTGGCGCACAGAATTGGTAGACGGTGCGCAGCAGCTAAGCCAGCTTCGCCTACTGGAAAAGGTGATTGTGCCTGATGGGCTCTACGGCGAGAAGGAAGTCGAACAGGTACGCGTTCTAACCCCTGGCGGTTTTGAGCTTCATCGCCGTGATGAAAAGTCCGGTGACTTCGAGGTATTCGATAGCGGCAACACAACCCTGAATCGAATCCCCTTCAGCGTTGCCTACTCCAACCGCGTCAACTTCTTTGAATCACGTCCGCCGATGGAAGATATCGCGGAGCTAAATCTGAAAGCCTATCAAGTGCAATCTGATCTGGATAATCAGCTCCACATCTGTGCTGTCCCGATGCTTGCCTTCTTTGGCTTCCCTTCTAGTGCAGAGGAAGTATCCGCTGGTCCTGGTGAAGCAATCGCATTCCCAGCAGAAGGCAAAGCAGAATATATCGAACCCTCTGGTAACAGCTTCGAATCGCAGTTCCGCAGGCTGGAGCAGATAGCTTACCAGATCAATGAGTTAGGTCTGTCTGCTGTGCTCGGGCAAAAGCTATCGGCTGAAACTGCAGAGGCTAAGCGCATCGACCGCAGTCAAGGCGACAGCACAATGATGGTGATCGCGCAAAACATGCAAGATCTGATCGACAACTGCCTGACCTATCACGCGCAGTATCTAAACATCACCGAGGTTGGTAGCAGCTACGTTAACCGCGACTTCCTCGGCGCACGCCTTGAACCGCAGGACATCCAGGCGCTGCTTCAGCTTTACACCGCAGGCACGATCACACAGAAAACCCTGCTCGATAGGCTCAGCGAAGGTGAAGTGCTAGGTGACGAGTTTGACATCGAAGAAGAGATCGAGGCAACACAAGCTGGCGGTCTAATCGAAATGGCACAGCCTGAACCTCGGCTGCCGCAGGCGATGGAAGAAGAAATGCCAGAAGAATCTGTAGAGCCTGAGGATCTAGAAGAAATCCCGGCATGATGAACTGGCTATGGAGGTTAGCTATGGAAGCCAAGAAACCACGCAGGCAACATCTTGTCTGCGTTAAAGGGCAGATGCAACCTCACATCTTTGCCGTCATCAGACTGAGCTGGTATCGCAACGGCAGGCTATACACCGTAGAAGAAATGAACGTAGAAAACGGCACAAAGGAAACGCCGGAAGCTGTCATCATGCTGATCAAAGAGGCATTAAAGTCTGGCGCTGATGTAACCATGCAAACTGCCTGTCAACCGCAGGATCTGGGCATTGAATAATGGCTACCCCATCAGCCCTGTACCGTAACGCGATTGACCTGAACCGCTACAGCAATAGCGTCGCCAGGCAGATCGTTAGCAGTTACAACGACATCATCATTGATAGCGTCAATCAGCTTCGTGTGATTGATGAGCTAGCTGCACCAGTTAAGGCTGCCAGACTTCGCGCCATCCTCGCTCAGCTCAAAGAATCGTTGGGCACTTGGTCTGATGCCAGCGTTAACACCATGGCAACTGAGCTGCAGGGTTTAGCTTTGCTGCAGTCTGAGTTTGTTGAGGATCAGCTACGGCGCGTCTTGCCTGCTGGTGCTCGCGGTGCAGTTAATACCGTTGAGATCAGCCCGCAGTTTGCGCAATCCGTCGTCACAACAGATCCAACCCAAATCAACCTCGTCACTTTGAGCGATGATCTGTTCGCTGCTGTCCAGGGCGCACCGCAAACCTACAGCCTGACTGCTGCCAAAGGCGCAACGATCACGCTGCCAAATGGCGCCGTTGTTCAAAAGGCATTTCGTGGTATCGCTGCTGACCAGGCTGAGCGTTTTGGACAGGTTGTACGAAACGGCTTGCTAACAGGTGAACCGACACCAGCCATCGCCAAGCGTTTGATCGGCAACCTTGAGCTAGGGCAGCGCGGCAGCGTAAAGCAGCTCGCGCAACGTGGTGGTGAATTAACCAAGGCGACCGACCAGCAAGTCATGGCGCTAGTTCGCACCAGCGTCAATCAGGTTGCTAACGCTGCCAGCCAACAGGTCTACGAAGCAAACCAAGACATCACCCCGCGCTATCGGTACGTCGCCACACTTGATGCTCGAACATCCTCGATCTGTGCTGCGTTAGACGGACGCGAGTTTGAATATGGCAAGGGACCAACACCGCCTCAGCATTTCAACTGCAGGTCAACCACGGTGCCGGTGATTGACTACGAGGCGCTTGGCTTTGATCCACCGAAACCTGGAAAGCGTGCCAGCATGGATGGTCCAGTCCCTGCTGATACGTCATACGGTCAATGGCTAGCTAAGCAGGATGCTGCAACCAAGGCTGAAGTGCTAGGCAAAGAGCGTGTCCGCTACTTCGACTTGCTTGCTAACAAATATGGTCCGAAGAATGCCATGGCAAAACTCGTGCGCGATGATGGCAGCGAACTAACCTTGGAGCAACTCAGGAGACGGTATGGAACTGCCGAGTCTTAGGCACTTCAGAAACGAGGGCATCTTTCACATCTTTTCCGATCCCGTAGAAGCACTGCAGGGTGAAGCGTGGGTGCCAGCGGTTTATACCGACAAGGGCTGGGCTACTGCTGATCGTTCTACACTGCTGGCATCCGTTGAGGACTGGCGTTATGCCATTGAAGAAGGGCAGGAGCAAAAAGGTGATGCAGCAAAACATACGGACGGAAATAGCAGCAGGAAAACCACCAAAGCAAGCGGTAGCAATCGCGTACGCAAAAGCCGGAAAATCACGCAAGCGGAAGGCTAAGTAAATGGCAATCGGAATCGGCTCACGCGTTGCC